TGCTGCTGATATCACTAATAAGTTAATTGAATTCTATGCACCTATAACCTCATCAACTTATGCAATATTTGATAGTGGTTATAAGTACATGTATGATAGATTTGCAAATACCTTCAGATATGTACCACTGAATGGAGACATTGCTGGACTTTGTGCCCGCAATGACATCAACAACTTTGCCTGGTATTCACCTGCAGGAACCTCTAGAGGTGCGATTCTGAATGCAGTTAAACTTGCATATAACCCATCAAAAACTCAAAGAGACGTTCTCTATTCAAATAGAATTAACCCAGTAATCTTCTCACCAGGAGCAGGTATTATTCTATTCGGTGATAAGACTGGATTTGGTAAGTCTTCTGCATTTGACAGAATCAATGTTCGTCGTTTGTTTATCTATCTTGAGGATGCTATTTCTCAAGCAGCAAAAGATGCTCTCTTCGAATTCAATGATGAGATTACGAGAACAAACTTCGTAAACACCATTGAACCATTCTTACGCGATGTCCAAGCAAAGAGAGGAATCTTTGATTATGTTGTTATTTGTGATGAAACAAATAACACAGCTGCGGTGATAGATAGTAATGAATTTGTTGCAGACATCTACATTAAACCAGCAAGATCAATTAACTTCATTGGTCTTAACTTTATTGCCACCAAGACTGGTGTTGACTTTGAAGAAGTAATCGGAAACTTTTAATTTAGAGGTTTAAGCAATCATGGCAACTAGACAACAATTTAATCCACCTCCTTTAAGAAAGATTACTGACTTCAAAAGTAAATTAACAGGTGGTGGCGCTCGTTCGAATTTATTTGAAGTTGTTCTTTCATTTCCAGATGTCGCTCCTGCAGATACTAATGTTCTTGATAAAGCAAGATTTTTAGTAAAAGGTGCAAATCTTCCAGCATCCAACATTGCTCCAATTGATGTTCCTTTTAGAGGAAGGACATTGAAAGTTGCTGGAGATAGAACATTTGAAAGTTGGACAGTAACTGTTATTAATGATACTGATTTTGCTATTCGTTCTGCTTTTGAAAACTGGATGAATAGAATTAACAGAGTTTCAGACAACACTGGAGTAACAGATCCATCTACTTATACAGCAGATGCATTTGTTTATCAGTTAGATCGGGATGGTTCGACTTTAAGATCATATCATTTTTATGATATTTTCCCAACTTCAGTTGGCGCAATTACTCTAGATTATGGCACATCTACAATCCAAGAATTTCCAGTAGAATTCCAAATTCTTTGGTGGGAAGCAATGAAAGGTAATTCTCCAGCAGCTGGTGGAGAAGATATCAACTAAATAAATTATACACATAGTTTAAATTTATAAAATGGCGAAACTTTTTGGTTTTTCGATTGAAGATGAAGATAAAAAACCCAAATCTATAGTTTCCCCCGTTCCTCCGAGTGATGAGGACGGGGTTGATTATTTTATTCAATCCGGATTTTATGGGCAATATGTAGATATTGAAGGTGTTTATAGAACTGAATATGATTTGATTCGTCGTTATCGTGAAATGGCACTACATCCCGAATGTGATAATGCTATCGAAAGCGTTGTGAGTGAGGCAATTGTTAGTGATTTATATGATTCTCCTGTAGAAATTGAATTATCAAATTTAAATGCAAGTGATAGATTAAAAGAAGTTATCAGAGAAGAATTTAAATATATTAAAGAAATTATGGACTTTGATAAAAAGTCTCATGAAATTTTCAGAAATTGGTACGTGGATGGAAGAGTTTTTTATCTAAAAGTTATTGATCAAAAAAATCCTGAAGCGGGGATTAAGGAATTAAGATATATTGACCCAATGAAAATGAAGCATGTCCGTCAAGAAAAAAAGACGGGGAATGATATAAATGGGGCAAGAAATTTAAATTTACTATCAAAATCTTTTGGACAAGAACAAGAATATAATTTTCCTGAAATTGAAGAATATTTTATCTATACACCAACTCCAAATTATCCTACAGGTACAATTAGTGGTGGGTCTAAAAAAGGTGTTAAGATTGCAAAAGATTCAATAACATATTGCACTTCGGGTTTAGTGGATAGAAATAAAGGAACTATTTTATCATATCTCCATAAAGCAATTAAAGCACTCAATCAATTGAGAATGATTGAAGATTCCCTTGTTATCTACAGATTATCAAGAGCGCCTGAGCGTCGTATTTTTTATATTGATGTTGGAAATCTACCTAAAGTAAAAGCCGAACAATATCTCAAAGAGGTCATGTCTCGCTATAGAAATAAACTTGTTTATGATGCTAACACTGGAGAAGTTCGTGATGATCGTAAATTTATGAGTATGCTTGAAGATTTTTGGCTTCCTAGAAGAGAAGGTGGTCGTGGAACGGAGATCACAACTCTCCCGGGTGGCCAGAATCTTGGAGAACTTTCAGATATTGAATATTTTCAAAAGAAACTTTACAGAGCACTTGGAGTACCCGAAACCAGAATTGCCGGTGGTGGTGATGGATTTAATCTTGGAAGATCATCAGAAATTCTTAGAGATGAGTTAATGTTTTCCAAGTTTGTTGGAAGGTTAAGGAAAAGATTTTCAAATCTTTTTACTGATCTTCTTCGCACCCAACTTCTGTTAAAAAACATAGTTTCCGTAGAAGATTGGAAGCAAATGTGTGATCATATTCAATATGATTTTCTATATGACAATCATTTTGCAGAACTAAAAGAAGCAGAATTATTAACAAATAGATTAACTTTAGCAACTACTGTAGAACCTTATATTGGAAAATATTACTCTACTGAGTATGTTCGTAAAAAAATTCTTCGCCAAACAGATTCTGAAATTATTGAAATTGATTTACAAATTGAAGATGAGATTGCCAAAGGCATTTTACCAGATCCTAATGCACAAGTAGATGAAATGGGTAATCCAATTCCTCAAGATGGAGAAGTATCTCAAGGTGAGGGTGGAGAAGTTCCTATCGAACCAGAAATAGATTCATCATCTGCAGAAATACCAGAACCTAAAGGTGGAAAAATATAAATAGTCCTATAATAATAAAATAATTTTTATGGAAGAACTTATCGACTTGATTGCAATTAATGGATCCCCGTCAGATGTTTCTGATAAAATTAAAGAAATTCTTTACACAAAATCTGCCGAAAAAGTAGATCTTGTCCGACCAGAAATTGCAAATATGATGTTTGGTAGCACCGAAGAAAGTGGGGATGAATAATAATGGCAATAAAAATAGTTCAAAATGTTGAAAGAATTTCTCCAACGAATTCTTCTCCAGCAATTAGCAATCCAATTGCACTTAAAAGTGGTTATATTAGAGTTGCTACAGGATTAACTGCAGTTTATGTTGAAACTGGTGGCAATCCAACAGTAACAACTAATTCTTTTTATATTTCTCCTTATGGAAATGAAGTATTAAAAGAGAGAATTGCTAGACAAAAAATATCAGGTATTACAACAGGAACATCAACAGTTATTACATTTCCAAGTAATGCCGGAAATCCTTTTGTTATTGGAGATTATGTAACAATTGAAAATGCACAACCTTCTGGAATAAATACAATTCATCAAGTAGTAACTGAATTAACAGAATCCACTTTGACTATATCTGCAGACACTTCTTCTATTGTTGGTATTATTACAGTTACCAATGCTACAGTATCTAGAAGTGTTAAGGTTGCCGCTCTTTCTGAGGGAAGTTCATCAAATCTAAGTATTACAGAAATAGTCCAATTAGTTTCCGAATAAAATGAAACTTATTACAGAAGAAGTACAAAAAGTAGAATTTATTACCGAAGGTAAGGGTTCTTCACAAAAATATTACATTAAAGGAATTTTCCTTCAAGCTGAACAAGTTAATAGAAATGGAAGAATGTATCCTCTTTCAATTATGGAGAGAGAGGTAAAAAGATATGATACTAATTTCATTCAAAGAGGTCGTGCTCTTGGAGAATTAGGTCATCCAGAAGGACCTACAGTAAACCTTGATAGAGTTTCGCATAAAATTTGCGAACTTTATAGAGATGGAAACAATTTTGTTGGCAAAGCACAAATCTTAGATACTCCCATGGGAAAAATTGCATCTTCTTTAATTAAAGAAGGTGTTTGTCTTGGCGTATCTTCTAGAGGAGTCGGATCATTAAAAGTAACTAATGAAGGTCATAAAATTGTTGGTGAAGATTTTATGTTAGCAACCGCAGCAGATATTGTTGCAGATCCATCTGCACCTGACGCCTTTGTTCAAGGAATTATGGAAGGTAAAGAATGGATTTGGGATGGTGGCATTCTTCGTGAAAAATTCTTAGAAAAGACACAAAAAACAATAAATACATTAGTTGATAGAAAAATACTTGAAAATTATAAATTAGATTTGTTCAATGAATTTTTGTCAAATCTTTAAATTATAAATAAATATAGATTATAACACAATCAATCAAAAAATGTCCGTTGGTAGAAATTTACAAGAAATGGAAAACGTAGTAACCAAAGGGGCTGCACCTGCCGAACCAATGAGCACTATTGCACAGAATGCTTCAGGAGTTATGATTCCTGGGCAAACTGGAAGTTGGGAAGATTTAGGCGGTCCTACCCCAGATAATTATCGTCCAGATGACGATTCCGCATCTCTTAAAACTCCTGGATCAACTCTTGCCCAGGTTAAAAATGTGGTTAATGCTAAAGCAGCTCCCGCAGATCCTATGCCATCTATGGCAAAAGAGGAAGTTGAAGAAGATGAAGATCTTGTTGATGAAGAAGAAATCGACGGAGATGAAGTTGTAGAAGAAGAATCTGAAAAAGAATCTGAAGAAGAATTTGAAGAAGATACTGAAGAAGAATTTGACATTGAAGAAGATGTCAATGCTCTTTTAGCAGGTGAAGAATTATCTGAAGAGTTTCAAGAAAAGGCACGTACTATTTTTGAAGCAGCAATTCGCTCTAAAGTTTCAGAAATTAAAGAAGAACTTGAAGCGACATAT